ATCTAACCTTTTCTCAATAACAGCTTACAACTTTAGGTTGAATCAAACTATCTTAATTTCTGATGGTTCTGTTATCGAGAAGGCAATAATTACTGTATTGGATTCAGCCGATACATTTACTGCTCTATCTTTAGAGAACTCAGACCTAACAGCCTTAGCTGATACAGGACTTAGCATTTATGTTTATGGTTCTGAATTCACTAAAGGAGATAGCGGAATGCAAGGTTCACTAGAGGCAGATGCTACTCACCGAAGCACTAAGCCAATCATAATCAAGGAAAGATATTCCGTTAATGGTTCTGACATGGCTCAAGTAGGATGGGTTGAAGTTTCTACCGAAGGTGGTGGTTCTGGGTACTTATGGTACTTACAATCTCAACACGAGACTAGATTAAGATTCGACGATTACTTAGAAATGAGTATGGTTGAAGGTGTAAATCCAACCACAGTAGCCTCTTCTGCTGCAGCAAGTGCAGCTAAAGGTACTGAGGGTCTATTCGATGCAGTTACTAACAGAGGAAACATCTTCAACGGTGTTATGTCTGCAAAAGCTGATTTCGATAGCGTTCTTAAGCGTTTAGATAAGCAAGGTTCAATCTTGGAGAACATGTTCTTCGCTGACAGAGACCAAAACTTAGCTATAGATGATTTCCTTGCAACTCAAAATTCTATGGGCGCAGGTGGAACTTCTTACGGAGCGTTTAACAACTCTGAGAAGATGGCGTTGAACTTAGGATTCTACGGATTTAGTAGAGGTTCTTATGAGTTCTACAAAACTGATTGGAAATACCTTAACGATGCAACCACTCGTGGTTCTATCGAAGGAACTGGAAAAATCAGAGCAGTAGTTGTTCCTTCTGGAACTAAGACTGTTTATGACCAAGTTCTTGGTAAGAAAATCCGTCAGCCATTCCTTCACGTTAAATACAGAAAGTCTGCAACAGAAGACAGAAAGTATAAGACTTGGATTACTGGTTCAGCAGGTGGAGCAAACACAAGCGACCTTGATGCTATGGAAGTACACTTCCTATCAGAAAGAGCGTTAGTTTGTATCGGAGCGAATAACTTCGTATTAGTACAAGACTAATAAAGATTGCATATAGGGAGGTTTAACCGCCTCCCTTATTTTTACTAATTTAATTAACATATAATAAAATGGCACAAAAAGCAAAAGAGGCAACCGCCTCAATGAAGGAAATATTCCCAGATTGGGAAGTTAAGGAAAGAACTTATATTCTTAACAAGAAAGCAACCCCTATATCATTTCAACTTAGGTCAAGACATACAGACTACAGAGGTCTACAATGGTTTGATAAAAAATATGGTTATCCACGTTCTTTAAGATACGTAACTAACCAAACTACATTCTTTGAAGATGAACAGCACGATAATTACAGATTAGGGTCTGTTGTATTTATAGATGGTAAAATTGTAGTTTCTGCAACTAATACCACTTTACAACAGTTCTTAGCATTACACCCAGATAACAAAGAAAATGGTGGTTCTGTTTTTTATGAATATGATGCAAGTTCAGCAGCTATAGCTGATTTAGAAAGCAAAATGAAAGGATTTGAGGCTGTAGGTATCGCTTTAGAAATGGAGATTGAAGATTTAGAAGCAGTAGGTAGGGTCATCTTCCACAGCAAGGTAGATGCATTAACTTCTGGTGAACTTAAGCGTGACGTTGTAATGTGGGCTAATAACAACCCTGAGAAGTTTGTAGATATTGCTAATAACGGTAATATTCGCATGAGAAACCTAGCAGCTAAGGCTGTGCAACTAGGGCTTATTAAGATAGCGGATGATAACTCAACAGTTAAATGGAATTCTAACGGAAAGGAAATTGTAAAGTTACCTTTTAGTAATGAACCACTTGAAACGTTTGCTGTATGGATGAAGACAGACGAAGGTCTTGAATTTGTGGAAGCACTTGGAACTAAGTTAGGATAATAGAAGAATCCTATGTTAGGGGTAGACAGAATATACGTACTACAATAACATTAAAGGAGCAATCAGCAATGGTTGCTCTTTTTTGTTTATCTTTGTATTGTATAAAACAAACATATACTATGATTGACGCAGTTAGAGATACTGTACACGACTTCCTAGAAAAGAATAATCGAGGTTGGTTAAAACCAGAAAGGTTCAACAATTACGCTTATTTAGCGCAACTTGAGATATTTGAATCTTACTTTTATGATTATGCTAAGTGGTTAATGTTACAGAGTAATAGACAATCTGGAAGTGGGTATGCAAACATTCCTGCTCAGATTAGGGAGAAATTAGATATCTTCCACAAAGCAGGTACAATGACATATGCTACCGATAGGTTTACAGTACCTACCGATAACTATAGAATGTTAGATTTATACTATGCAGGAGAACCTATAGATGAGGTAACTCAAAGAAGATTGGTACTATTAACAAAGTCCAATAGCACAGCACCTTCCACAGATTACCCAGTATATGTAAGAGAAGAAGATGTTTACGTTATATACCCTGCAACTATTATTACAGGAGTTACGTGTGATTATATTAGAACACCTGCAACACCAAAATGGACATACACCACAGTAGCAGGTAATCCAGTATTTAATATATCAGCAGGAGATTATCAGGATTTTGAAATACACCCTGCAGACGAATCAAGACTCGTTATAAAGATATTAGGATATGCAGGTGTAAGCATAAGAGAACAAGATATAGTCCAATATGCAGAATTGCAAGAAGGGCAAAAGAAACAAACAGAAAGTAGAGCATAATGGGAGCATTAGGAACAGGAGTATCACAAGAGGATTTTTATGGTGATGACACGCTATGGGGTGACTATCAATTTACATCTTTAGCAGACATAATTACTAACTTCCAGTTAATGTATACTGGAGATGCATTTCATATTCCATCAACTATGAATAGGGATATTATCATATTCCATGCTAAAAGAGGCTTACAGGAACTTAATTATGATGTCCTTAAGCAGATTAAAGGGATTGAATTAGATTTAGACCCTGACACACTACAAATTACCTTACCAGAGGATTATCTTAAATATGTAAGGGTATCATGGGTAGATAACGCAGGTTTCTTTCATCCAATGATTACAAATGAAGATACTAAGATAGCAGAGGCTTATTTACAGGACAATGATTACGCTATCCTATTTGACGGAAGCGGTAATGTACTTAAAGCATCACAAAATTCATATGATGAAACCCTTATAGATGATACATATAGCGCGTATCTATTTTATCAAACAGATAACGTTAGTCCATTTGAAGAAGATATTAACTACGGCAACGGACGTTATGGACTAGAAACAAGTAAAGCTAATTTCAATGGTTGGTTTACTGTTGATAAGGCTACAGGGGTAATGAAGTTTTCATCAAACGTTGGTTCTAAGACTATTGTTTTAGAGTATATCTCTGACGGATTGGAAAGTTCTACCTTAGCTGACATTAGAGTTCATAAGTTTGCAGAGGAAGCGCTTTACACACATATAGAAGCGCAGATAGTTGCAAGGTTTCATGGAGTACAGGATTATATTATAAGGCGTTTACGTAAGCAAGCGCATATAGAGAAGATGAAAGCTAAGACTAGATTGAATGGTCTTACATATGACGATTTGTTCCAAACTTTAAGAGGTAGAGATAAACGTATTAAATAATGAAGCTATACAATACATTTACAGGAGGTGCGATGAACAAAGACCTTGAACTTCGCATTCTCCCTAAGAACTTCTATCTTGATGCTAAAAACGTCAGGATAACATCAGCAGATGCTCAGAACTCTCGTTCTGTTAAATTTGCATTAGGTAATACCGAACAGCAAACACCATATACTTTTGAAGGTACTGGTGCGACTTGTATTGGCAGTTGTGTGGATACTTTTAGGAACTTGATTTATTATGCTGTTGCTACTAGCACACATTCTTATATACTAGAATATACTGTATCATCCGATACCGTTAGGACTATCGTTGATGACATTAACTCTAGTGGTGTATTCTTATTTACTACAGGCATGTACGTAGAGATGAGAGTGATAAACGATAATGACAACGGACAGAACTTTCTTGTTCTTACAGACGATACCAACGAGCCTAAGTTCTTTGAGATTGATACTGTACAAGCTATATCTGTAGATAGCTATATATTGGAGGATGTTTCCCTTATCAAGACTGCTCCTCTTGTAGCACCAGTATTAACACTAGGGGCTACTGCAACAGGATTAGAAAATAACTTACAGAGTAAGTTCTTGTCATTTGCTTATAGATATAAATACCAGAATGGTGAATGGAGTGCATTATCTCCTTTCTCTGAATTTGCGTTTATGCCAGATGCCTTTCAATATAACTATAAGGAAGGTACTAACTCAGCTATGTTTAACGATTTCTCTAAGGTTGATATAGCCTTAAATGTAGGTACAGCTAACGTTACAGATGTACAACTCATTGTAAAAGAGTCAGGTAGCAACACAGCTTACATTGTAGATACTTATAACAAAGCTAAAGAAGTATGGACTACTCCTAGTGCATCAGAGACTGTTACATTTGACAACTCTCGTATCTATAAAGCATTGGACGCTAATCAGTTAAGTCGTGTTTACGATAACGTTCCAACATCAGCAGCTACTCTTGAAGTAATTGGAAATAGGATTGTATTTGGAAACTATACAGATGGTTATGACCTTACATATTCATCGGCAGCTATTAATGTAGATTTCACAACAAGCTACACAAGCGCAGCAGGTACTGCAGGTGTTGCACATAAACAAGTTAAAACAAACCGTGATTACGAATTAGCTATAGCATATACAGATGGTAAGGGTCGTATGACTACACCACTTGTAGCACCAAACAACACAACATTTGTTCCTTTCTCAGTAGCAGATGAAAAAGTACAACTAGTAGCTACTATAGATATGAACCAACGTCCACCAGATTGGGCTACAGGATATAGATTCTTTGTTAAGCAATCTAAAACTAATTATGATGTTATTGCACCAATTATTTTCTATCGAGATGGTGTATATGCATGGGTTAAACTAGAAGGTAATGATGTACAAAAAGTAAGTGAAGGAGATTTCCTTTATGTTAAATCTGATACTTCTGGGTTAAAAGCAACAAGTATTAGAACTAAGGTTCTTGAAATTGCAGTAAAAGAAGAAAACTTCCTTGAATCAACAGCGCCAGACCCTTATGAAATATTACAAGAAGGTGGTACTTATATGCGTTTACAAGTTGACGATTTTGCATTATCTACAGAAGCTGTTTCAATATGGTCATGGATTGGGTTCTCATACCGTTCAGCAGGGGAAGATAATAACTTAGATGGTGCTGCAACTTATGTAGACCCAGTATGGTATGATGGTTCTGACCTTAATGATTTAACACAGGCAGGTACACTTACAGGTGATGCAGATATTAGATTTGAGATAGAAATAGACGGAGTAGGCTCACCAGATACTTTTAAATGGAGGTCTTGGGATGTAACCAATGATGATGCAGCAGGTGCATACACATCAACT